ATAACGCCGGTCCAGCCGACCAGAATTTCATCGGCTAGCGAAATGTCGCTGATGCCATCCTTCAGTTCTTCGCCAGCTTCGGTCGCTTTGACGCGGCGCTGAACTTCGGTCTGAATCTCATTGATGCGGCTTTGCGGCAGTCGCTTAAACACCGCCTCAAATGTCTGCTTATCACGCTTGCCGCCATCTGCAGGCAATCGGATGCTGACGGGCCAACTGTAGCTATCAGACTGGTTTAGAACAAAAGCCAAAGGGCCGAGCAATAACGCTCAGCCCATCATGGTTCCCGATCGCCTAATTGGCAATTAGGTGAAAGCCAGGCTTACCTCGTCGTTGCCGCTGCTGCCAGGGACAAACACCAGAGGCAGAGTCAGCATCTGGATGCCGTCCAGATCGCTATAGCTCGGGTTGCCGATGTCAGTCTGGGAAGCGGTGAACGTGATGATGTTGCCAGCGGTTTGCCCGTGCTGGAAAGTCAGCGCGCCAGTGGCATCGCTGTTGGCAATGGTGAAAAAGTCCTTCGCCGCAATGGTCGGCGCTTCAATCACAGCCTCACCAGCAGGGGCGCGGTTTGTGATGTTCACGGACTTATCGCAGCCAACCAGCTCGCGGTAGTTGACCTCATTGGCCACGTCAAAGCTAAAGCTCGACAGGCAGCCGCTGTAGCTAAAGATCGAGAACCCGGTGGTGTTGCCAGCCTTGAAAATGACAGGCGTCGCCTGGTCGCTGTAGGTGGTGCTAGGTGCCGAGGTGTCGCTGGGCGCGTTATAGATGCCCGTCATCGTGAACGTGATGAACGGGATGGTGTTCACCTCAGCAGACAGGCTCCAAGTGCCGCGGCAGCCGGTCATCTTGTGCAGCACCCCGTCAATGTTGACGTAGATGGTGCAGCTATCAAACGATGCCGAGACCGGGGCATAGGTGACGCTGGTGGATGCCACCACCGTTTCGCTGAAACCGCAGGATTTCAGCAGCGTGCCATATTTCGGGGCCGTGCCAGCAGCGCCGGAACCGGCAAACTCAACCTCGAACGAAAGCGAGACCCTGGTGTTCGCCAGCAGGGATTCTGAGTTTCCGAGATAGGGGCGGATCAGATCCCGGCTAACGGTGTCAGCCTCAATCGGCGTCAGCTCAAGGTTTCGGACCAACACCGCGTCGGTGCCGCCGGGCGTCGCATCGGTGCCGTAGGTCGATTCCTCGGCAACCATGATGAGGCGCTTGCGTGTAAGAAGTGCCATCGCAAAATGACCTAATAGAAGGCCAGCCCGGCCTCATTTCTTACCCATGCTAACCGGGCTATGCGGTAGTCAAATCCGTAACGCTCGTGCGATACCGAACCAAGAAATCACAAGCAACCACGCCGCCCGGTTGATCGGCGTCGATGAAATCAAAACTGACCGATTGCGGTTGAATGTCGATCGCATACCCGCCCAAGGTCAGATCAGCCATCAGCTTGCTGTGCAGGCTTTCAACCGTTGCATCGGCTTGCTGATCTGGCACGTCGCCGCGGACAATCACCGCAACCCGCACAGTCAAGCTCCAATCCAGCGTCGGAAGCGCAGTGTTCTGCTCAGCTGTGTCGCTGACGGGCTCCACCACAATCGCGGGCGATTCCTGCCGGGCCAAGGCCACCACGCGGCTGCGATAGATGCGCGTACCGACCCCGGTTGTGCCGGTCAATGCCGTGCGGATTGCGGACAGGATCGACTCGCGCCGCGTCGTCATGCCTTCACCTCAATAGCTGAGATCCGGCCGCGTTGAAAACTGATGCTGGTTGTATCGCTGATGTTGGCGACGTACATGGCCACCTCGTCACCATCAGCTAGCTCAACCATCCAAAAGCAAAACAGCTTGGCTATCTGACCAGTTGACCCAGAAAACGCGCGGCACTCACTTTGGTCAATGCCGACGCCATTTTTGGCCAGCTTGATCCCAAGCGTGTGGTTGTTGCCGGCGTAAGCGTCCATGCTTGCCTGCACTTGGAACAGCTTGGTCGCGCCGCTGTCGTTTTTGATCGCAAAGGTGTCAGATGTGCCGAGCACCGTCTGATAGTCGGTGTCGCTATCAAACGTCGCCGTCAGCCCGGTGCTCTGATATGTGCCGGCGGTTGCAATCGTGATTGTGCCGCTCGTGGTCTTGCTTGCTTGACCCCGTGCCAGCACACCTTCGATGTAATAGCTCAGGCTGCTCCATGCCGTAGAGCCATCGCCCACCTTGTAACGGCGCGAATCAGTGCTGATCGCCATTTCACCGGCAAGCAACACGGGATTTTCTGCGGCCCAATTTGCGTCGGTGTCACGCCGCAGCCGGATCCGTGCAACGCTGCTCATGCCGCTCCGCCGTCTAAATCATTGCCTTCAAGGTAGCTAGAACCAGCGCTGCCGCCGTCTACCTCAGGATCAAGCTGAGCATTAGCCAAGTCATCAACAGAATCATCGCTGTCCCCAGCATCGATCGCTGTTGCTGCTGTGCTCATCGTAGTTGCAACGCTGCGTTGCAATCCGATCTCGCAAAACGTGCCGTCATCAGTCAGCTGCGTTTGCCGCACTGTGTAAGGCACGCCATTGACGTTGATTTCTGAGCCGTACAGCAGATCGCCAAAGTCGCTCGCCTTCGCGGTCAATGTGTAATCAGTGCTCAGAATCTGATCACCTGCCAGCACCTCCATGGGCATATTCAAAATGCCCTTAGCCGTGACGCTGCCTGCCGTGCAGTCAACGCCAAAGTCGGCCAAGTAGGTGTCAGGTAGATCAGTCAGCGCCATTGGCTTTGGGCTTGCGGGGTGCTGCCTTGGGCTTTGGCTGCTCGGCCGGTGCCTCTACAGCGCGACCCATGCGCATCAATTCATGGGCCACCTTGGAATCAAGGTCATAGACCTTGCCTTCCTCAAGGTGTTGTTGCTGTGCGCAACAAGTGCGAGAAATCAAAACACGCATAAGAAAAAAAGGGGGCGGTTGCCCGCCCCCACTCCTTATCAGGTGGTCACGTCAAGGATGGCAGCGAAGCTCTCGGCGTGGCGGACGGCAACGTCATAGGAGACGATTGCGCGGACGCTGGTCAGAGCCTTGCTGAAGTCGTCGGAGTCTTCACCCACAACGATTTCGATGCCGTTGCCGTAGAAGCCAACCATGGCTTGAGAGAAATCACCCATCAGCACTGCAGAGCAGACGCCGGAGGAGGTTCCCTTGGTCAGGTTGCTGGGCACTTGGTTGGTCACATACAGCGGGTAGCCGTTGACAGAAGCGGGGGTGCCGCCGCGGCCAATAGCGTTCAGCTGATCGTTCACCAGGTAGGCGCCATCGGTGGTGGTGGAGCCACCGGCGCGGAGCTTCTTAAGCTCGGCCAGCACCTTGGCGTTGGTCACATAACCGATAGCGTCGCGGTTCACCGCGCCGTTATCGATCAGCACCTGCTCCTCAAGGTCAACCAGAGCGTTCACGGTGATAGCGCCACCGTTGGTTCCCAGGGCCACCGAACCAATGCCGGAGGTGTTCAGGATGCCGGTGGGCTGACCGGCAGAACCGGAGCCGTTCAGGATGCCGAGATCGATGCCGAGGTTGATACCGTCGGTCAGATCGCGGCGGACCAGATCTTCAATGCCAGGGGTGGCCTGAAGCAGGGTCTGGCGGCTGTACTTGGACAGAGCGGCCAGGTTCTTGGGGCTCAGGGTCACTTGGTCGAAGGTGGACTCCGACTGAGTGATCGCGGTGGTTTCGGTGCTCAGGTAATAGGTGCTTGCAACACCGGAGCGACGGGGGATCGCCACATCACCGACCAGGCCGGTCATGGTGCGAACGCCGAGGTTCAGCATCACGGAGTTATTCCGCAGTGCTTCGATGAACTCGTCGGCCATCAGGTCGGTAGCAACCAGGTTGCCGCCGGTGGTAGCGCCAGAGGTGACGTAGGTGGCGCGCTTGGCCAGAGCCGAGAAAGGAACAAAGAAACCGCGCTTGCCGGATTGCGAGAAACCGGAGGTGCGCTGCACTTCTTGGCTCATCTCGCGAACCAGCCCGGCCTCACGGGCAGACCAGTCGCCGCTCAGAGCTGCACGGATACCAGCGGAAATGCTGTACTCGGCAGAATCGCGCTGATCCATCTCAACCGGCTTAACGGTTTCGATGGGCTTAGCGCCGAGCTGATCGAGAACAGCGGCGCGAGCCTCGTCGATAGAACGACCAGACTCGACCAGCTGACGACCAAGGTCGCTCAGGTTGTGCTTGTCGCACAGTGCGTTAATGCCAGCGATGCGGGAGCGCTCAGCCTCAGCGGCTTCGGCCCGCACCACTGCCAGATCAGGGGTGGTGTTTTCCATTGCAGGAATGGGATCGGGTTGAGGTGCTGCCGGAGCAGCGTCGGGGTCGGTTTCTAATGAACGGCCAACCCCTACAGAGGGATCAGCCGGCACGGAAACCACGGACACCTCGTAGGGGGTCCAAGCAGTAGCGACAAAATCGCCACCGCCGCGCTCCTCCATCTTGTCGATTGAGTAGCCGAACGAGACGTTGCGTAAAACCCCGTCTCGAACGTCGCCTAGGACTTCCTGGGCGAACGGATTGCGGCTGAACCGCACGCGCACATAACCACGGCGCTTTTGTCCGTCGATATATGCACGCTCCACAACTCCAATAACGCGATCGGGGTTGTGGTTGAACAGCAGCGGGGCTGAATCATTCAGCCGCGCCAGATCAGCCGCTTTCTCTTCATGGCTCAGGATTTCGTTTCCGAAATACCGGGCCACCGGATATTCAGAGCTAAACGGGAACTCATAGGTGCGCTCTTCAACCTCATCAAAGGTTGTAAGCTCCGCCCGCTTGTAATCGCCCGTCAGCTTGCGCTCTTCGGTTTCAACCGGCTGCTCTTTCTCCATAAGCTCCAACTCCCGAACGGCGGTAGTTTCCAGCGCTTCTGAAGCGTTCTCGATTTGGTCGGGGCGCTTTTCTTCCACAGGATCTAGCGCTTAATCATTCCGATTCTAAGGGGCTGGATTCTTCCTCACTCACCGATTCAACTGGCGCCGGTTGTGCCATGCCTTGCGCAGTCAGCGCAGCAGGATCGGTGTCAACCGCAATCCCAAGTTCTTCGAGCTTCTGCAATTCCGCCTGACGCGCAAGCAGCAGCTCATCCAGATCGCCGCCCTGCTCCGCGACAACATCGGCCAGCGTCTTAAACCCGCAGCGCACTGCATCGCGATAGGCCGCGACTTCCTTCTGCGGATCAATCCAACCCCATGCACGCGGCACCCACTTCACACGCTTAAAGCGCATCGGGTCCACCTCATAGGTGGGCAAATTCAATGACCCACTCAGCACAGCCATTTCCAGCCATGCCTCAAAAATCGGCTGGTGGAAATTCTTCACCATGTAGTCCTGAATCACCCGCCAGTTTTCGCGGTCTTCCAGCAAGCTCAGCCGGCTGCTGCTGTAGTTGCTCTGGCTGTAATCACGGCTGACCGACTCATAGGAAATCCCCAAACCGGCAGACATGCTCCGCAGCATCGCCCGCGCAAACGGCTCAAACTGACCGTCGGGCGCATCCAAGCTGGGCACCGAAACGGTCTCGCCCGGCTGCAAATACTTAAACGTCCCAGGCTCAAACGCCGACACCCGCTCGCCGTCGATCACCTCGTCGCCTACCAGTTCACCCTCAGGGCTGGTAATGAATCCCATCAGGCTGCTGCCGGCACGCGCGCGCACCACTTCGGCCTCTGCATAGCCCTCAAAGTGATGCATCCGCTTAATCGCGCTAGCGAACCAAGTCACCCCGCGGGTCTGGCCTGGCCGGGTCAACTGCGCAAGATGGATCACCTCATCAGCAGGCAACATCAGATGACGCTTGCCGGGCATCCCCGTGAAAGGTGCATCGCCGGGGTGCGCCGATAAAAATGCGTACTGCACCGGGCGGCCCCATTTGTCCACCTCAACGCCCATGCGCCATTCGTTGCCCGGCACCGTGCTCGCGCCGTTGTATGTCTCGTCCAGCTGGTCAGATTCAATGATCTGCAGCGCAAATGGCACGCCGCTGCCGCCAAATGGCTGCCGGATCAGGCGAATGAACACCTCGCCCGATTCGCACATGGCGCCGACCACCATGCGCTCAATGTCGCTAAAGCACAGCCGGCCAGCTACGTCGCAGTGCTCCTTATATCCCCAGCGCGCCCATGCGCCTTCGATCGTTGAATTGACTAGATCATCCAACCGGCCGCCGCGCTGCATCAACACCTGCGATTGCAATTTGATGCCGGTGCCGATCACGTTGTTCACGATCGACCGCTTTGCCTGCTTCGCGTAGTCCGAATCGCGGCACAGCTGACGCGCCCTATTCCGCAGCCTGCTCAAGCTGCTATTGATCTCAGCGTCGGCGCTAGTTCCGCCAGCAATCCAATCGCTAGTCAGCCTGCTAACAGTCGCGCCCTCATACATCCGCCGCGGCCGACGGTTGCGGATCGGCTCAAATCCCAAAGCCCGAAACAGTCGCGTGCGCAGACCCATTGATCAGAACCTCACAAAGAGATTGTGAGGATTGCCCAAGCCGTTGGCAATCAATGCCGCCTTCTGCTCGCGCTTCACCTCAGCCTTGAGCCTACTTTCGCGCTCCATTAGGTCGCTCAGCTCAAGCTTGGTAAAACTCCGCCCGCCGATGCTGTACTGCTTGGCCTGCCCGCTAACAATCGCGCGGATCGCGGCCTGCACTGCAGCCAGATCAATCTCAGCTTGCGTGCGGCCGTCATACGCTCCCGGCGTGCCTGAATAGCTAAGCGCCGCCAGCACCTCAAGCTGGCCAGCGCCAAGCGTCAGGCTTTCGCTCCCATAAGTAGCGATTGCCTGCCAGTAATAATCGCCAGCAGCCAGCGTCGCGCTATCAGTCGCGCTCAGCGTGAACTCCCAGCCCGTCCCATACGCGCTGCCAACAACCGTCACGCCCTCGCCAGCCGTATTGCTGCGGATGTAATACGTCAGCGTCCAAGTGCCGCTATCAACCGCGTTTCCCAAATTGTCCCGGCTCGCATCCGCGCGCCACTTCACCGTGTCGCCCGCTCTGATCTGCGCTGGAATCGGAATCGCCACGGCTTACCAGTTGGTCGCAAAGCTACCGGCCGCGGCTTGCGGCTTCTGCCTAGATCTTAGCTTT